CGAGCTTGCGCCTCCGGGCCCGGATGGGTCATGATCCGCAACGCCATCGCTACGCAACTGAGCGTTTGGCCAAAACCAACTTCAAGGCGGTGTTCATCGCCGTCGATTATCACGACGCCGAGTGCGTCGGCATCCATGCCAACCAGCGCGGCACGCACGTCGAGGCGCTGGAAATGCTGCGTCAGGGCGGTGATTGCGTCTTTGCCCGCGATAATGGAGGTTTCTCTCTTCCTTTGAAACAGGTGCGTCGTGGACGAGAACACAGGAACGATCAGGGCCGAGGCCGTCGACTACACCAACTTGGCAGCAGAGCTCGTCTCCGCACGAGCGCGCCTATCACCTCGACCTCCCGCCGGACACGGCCGGCGCGCAGGGCAAGGCCAACAAGACGCCGATCCAGGGCATCGGGTCGACGATCACCTACGCGCGCCGCTACCTCGTCCTGCAGGTGTTCAACATCGCGCTGACGAACGACCCGCACGACACGGACGGAGCACCCGCCGGCGGCAGCGACGACGTGATTAGCGATGAGCAGGCCGAGCAAATCCGCGGGCTGCTGACGGAGCACAAGATCCCGCCGGATCGGCTGCTGCGCTTCTTCGGCGTCGAGAGCGTGCCGGACCTGCCGGCCGCCCGGTTCGACGAGGTCCTCGCTTCGATCAAGACCACTGTGGCCAACCGCGCCCGCCAGCAGGAGGGCCGCTGACATGGCCGATATGCGGCTGACCTTCGTGCGCCAGATTGAGCGTCGCTCCAGCGACGGGCGCCTGATGGGGCTGTTCCGCTGCTCGTGCGGCGCCGAGACTGAGGTTGCCATCGGTCGGGTGAAGTCTGGCACGACCAAGTCCTGCGGCTGCCTCCGTCGGGAGATCCCTCCGAACACCCTGAAACACGGCAGGCATGGATCGCCGGAGTATAGCTCATGGACATCCATGAAGCGGCGCTGCTTGGACGCAACCCATAAAGATTTCGCTCGATACGGCGCGAAGGGGATCACGGTCCATCCCGAGTGGATCAACTCATTCCAGGCGTTCTTCGCGCACATCGGCGAGCGGCCGTCGGGCACAACGCTCGACAGGATCGACGGGAGACGCGGGTACGAGCCCGGGAACGTGCGCTGGGCAACGCCGAAAGTGCAGGCACACAACCGCGCCAGTCTAGTCTTGGTGAGGACTGCCGGCGGGATCGTGCCCGTCATCGAATACGCCAGAGCACTCGGGATCAGTGGCGGCGCGGCTCTGATGCGCCTCCGTCGTGGAAAGCTGGAGGGCGCGACCTATGCCTGAGATGATCCAAGGGTCTCCCGAATGGTTGGATGCGAGGGCCGGGAAGGCCACGGCCTCGCGCATCTATGACGTCCTCGCCGTGAAGAAGGACGGTAAGCCGACCGCCGAGCGCGAGCGCTACCTGATGGAGCTCGTCGGCGAGCGGCTGACGGGTCTCACGACCCAGCACTACCTCACCGGCCCGATGCTGGAGGGCTCCGAGCGCGAGCCGCAGGCGGCCGACGCCTATGCCTTCCTGCACGGTGTTGATGTCGACCAGATCGGCTTCGTCGAGCACCCGAGCATCGCTATGGCCGGCGCCAGCCCGGACCGGCTTGTCGGCGATCTCGGCCTCGTCGAGATCAAGTGCCCGACCCTCCGCACACACCTCGACACGCTGCTCTCGGGCGCGATCCCGGACCAGTACCTGCCGCAGATGCGCTGGTGACGGACGTGCGGGTCGAGCGCCTGCAGGACATCAGCGAGGCGGACGCTGCCGCGGAAGGCCTGATCCGCCTCCGGTCCGGCCGGTACGTGGTGCACAAGGGCGAGCAGTACGCGGGGTTGGCCCGTCATACGGCTCGCGCCCGCTTCGGTGACCTCTGGTCCGACATCAACGAGCCCGAGTCCTGGCAGGCCAACCCGTTTGTGGCCGCCGTCACCTTCTCCGTCCACGCGCGCAACATCGACCAGCTCGCGCCGATCGCCGAGGCCGCAGAATGAGCGCGACGTTCTGGACGCTGATGATCGTCAGCCTCAACACGCCTCAGGCGGCCGTCGAGATCCGCCCCCTTCCCGGCACGCCGGCCTTCCAGACCAAAGCCTCGTGCGAGGAATACGTCACGCTGAAGAACCTGCAGGGCACAGTGTGCTTCACCGGAGGCGCGCCGCTAGCACTGCTGTCACGGGAGAAGGAGGCAGCGGCCGAGCGCGTCAACGTCTGGATTACGGGTGAAGAGTGGAAGGACGCTAAGCCATGAGCCGACGCGCCCCGAAGCCCCTCCCGCTTCCGCCTCCGAG